TCAGTTTTAGGTGCAAATGCTTAATACAACAGATGTACCGTATAATGCTAGGGGAAGAGGATATCCCTACTTCGACTAGACGCAATCCTTTAATGAAGAAAGACACATACAGCGCAAAGGTTTATTCCGCTGCGTTCGATAAAGTTAACAAAGATAAAACAAGATAATTATGGTAAACATGAACATGATGGGCCAAATGCCTGGCGTACAAGACACGAGCGAAATGGCACTGCAGCAAGTGCAAGCACAACTACAAGCTAGAGGTATGCAACAGCCTACTTACCAAGCAAACGGGGTTAATCCTGCTTTTGCGGCTGTAGCAAATGGTGTGATGGGAGATATTGAAGCAAGAAATAAATCTATGCAAGGATTAATATAAAAACTATGGATTATAAAAAACAAATGGTATCCAACCCAACAGGTGGAGCTAAAGGACAAATAGGAGAATCAGCATTATGGGATGGGCCATTAAGCCAAGAGGGTAGGCCTCATGGAAAAGGATCTTCTTCAGGAGCAAACGGTATGCAGGTATTAAAATACCCTTCATCTTACGAAGCTAAGCCAATCACGCAGTGTGCTAAAGGACGCTCGAATGAATCTTACTAGTAACTTTAAAAAGTCTGAGTTTGAATGCAAGTGCGGTTGCGAAATGCCTATGGAAGTTTTCTTTAACATCCAAAAGCTAGCAAACCAATTGCAGTACACTCGTGACTTTATAGAATTACCAATAACAATAACTAATGCATATCGATGCCGAAGTCACAACAAAGAAGTGGGCGGAGTCTCTGACAGCCAACATATACTAGGCAAGGCGGCTGATTTGCAGGTTAAAGGCTTACCGCCAAAAGACCTGTATAAAGTATTAGATACATTAGCCGAGTACAATCATGTAATGCAAGGTGGATTAGGTTTATATAACACGTTTGTACATTACGATATACGAGGAACAAAAGCAAGGTGGGACAACACAAATAAATAGATATGGCAGTAAAAAAGAAAGCAGCTCCTAAGAAAAAGGGCAAAGCGCCTTCACGGAAAAAGTCAGAAGGTAATTACGCGGCAGTAAAAAAGGGTGGAGGAACAGGCAAAAAAGCTGGTGGTGGTATGACCGCTAAAGGCGTTGCGAAGTATCGCAAAGATAATCCTGGAAGTAAACTTAAAACCGCTGTTACAACACCCCCTTCGCAATTAAAAAAAGGTAGTAAAGCTGCTAAAAGACGTAAAGCATTCTGTGCAAGATCTAAAAGCTGGAAATCAGAAAGAGGATTAGCTGCACGAAGAAAATGGAACTGTTAATATGAAGAAAAGCAAACTAAATTGCGGGTGCCTCAGTAAATACATGAAGCCCACACAGACAGGAACCAAAGGGTCTAAAGGCCGAAACGGATGGGATGCAAAGCCTGTATTTAGAATAACTAACCCACGCAGTCGATGAAAGCTAAAAAGAAAACAACTCCTTGTTGGAGAGGATATATAAAGCAAGGCACAAAAAAGAAAGGCGGAAAAACCGTTAACAACTGTGTAAAGAAAAAATAACAGAATAGGACTGTATAAACCTAAGCCAAACACTAACATTAACATAAACAAAAACAAAAACAAAATGGCAAAATTTATCGCAATTAAATCTTCAGGTGCTGGATTAGCAGGTGGAGACGTATTACTAGGAGTAGAAGGAATTATCGGCGTAAGAGCAGCAACAGCAACTACAACTGTAGTTGAGTATGATGGCAAAGCAGCAACAATTACTCACTTGACTGTAGGAACAACTCCTTCAGTAAGAGATGCAGTTAACGCAGCATTAACGGCTAACCCAGGCGGGGTTAAAGCTAGAGTACAGTTGCCAGTAGGTATTACTGTAAGTGCAATAGCAATAGCGTAATTATTTTTAATAACCCTGCGGAGTAAAATTCGCGGGGTTTTTATTAAACAAAGAATATGAGCAAAATAATTTCATGGTTAACAGGAGGGCTTATTAAAGAGGTTGGATCTGTGATCGATAGTCTAACGACTACAAAAGAAGAGAAGCTTGAGATTAAAAAACAATTGCAAGTAATTCTTGAAAAAGCAGAGGCTAACGCACAAGTGGAAGTTACTGCAAGATGGAAGTCGGACATGAGTTCAGATAGCTTCCTTTCTAAAAACATTAGGCCAATGGTATTGATATATCTTACCTTTATATTTTCGGTATTAGCATTTGCTGACGGAAATATTGGCGACTTTCAAATAGCAACAGAATATATACCTATATTCCAAACGCTATTAGTTACAGTCTACGGTGCTTACTTTGTAGGTAGATCGTGGGAAAAGAGTAGAAAAATAATGAATAATAAAACAAAAGAATAATGGGACAATACGGAAATCAACCGGATTTTGGAACGCAAGCAGCAGCTGTGACACCTAGTGACACAATATCTTATGCAACTAACTTAAACCAGGCTTGCCTATATGTAGGGGTAGTTGGAGATATTAAAGTAATTTTATCCGGCGTGGTTAATCCAGCAGGGGGCTTTCCAACAGCTGCTCAGGCAATAACATTCAAGGCTGCCCAAGCAGGATCTATCTTGCCTGTTATAGTCGATTATGTATTAGCAACAGGAACTACGGCAGCTACAGGTGACCTTGTAGCTTTAAAGTAATAGTGGCAATAAGTGATGACAGAGGAGTATAAAAGCAAGTTTTTTAAAAAAACGTGTGATTATATAATAAAATCAAATCTTATGAAAAATTTATTTATTACACTATGTTTAGTTTTAACGTCATTAACATTAACAGCTCAAGAAGCATTTAATGGTATATGGAAAACTGAGGGAAGCAATTACTTAAAAACAATACTTGCGTCAGATTACGCAGTACTACAATGTTTTAATACCTCTTTTGAAGAATACGATGTTATAACCGAAGAAATATTTGATGAAGGAGCAACGAGTTTTATAACAAAGCTATATAACCCGGACAACGGATACAAAGTAACAATAGAATACACACTTATAACCAGGGATTCAATCTCTACAAAATACACTGGCGATGTTCTTGGAACTTACGCTTTAACGCGATTATACTAAAACAAAAATTATGGCATACGCACAAGAATACGGGAGACCCGCAGTAACAAATAAAATGGTAGATGAAATTACAAGCGGATATCAAAACGGAGGAGACAAAAAGAAGAAGAAAAAAGTTAAATCCTTTGATATTGAAACAAAGGAAACATCCAGTATAGATGTGGTTTCGGGTTCTCCCGCGGACAAGTTGTCAAAGCAAGTTGGCAACGCAATAGATTTTGGATCACAAAGTCAATCTACTAGCGGTAAAAAAGGAAACCTTACGAGCGGAACTAATATCAATAAAATGGCTTCCGCGTCTACTTACGGCAACCTTCCTAAAGGATTCAAAGGCAGAGCTTTTGATAAAAGCAATAAAATAGTGGACTTTTCAAATAGTAATCAGGACAAAAGAAGAGGCGAAAAATTTAGAGTTTATAAATAAATAGTTAACAATTAAATTAAATCAAATGAGTAAAGTAAAAGAAATGAAATCAAAAGTAAACGCTATTACAGCAGAAGAATTAGAAAACGTTAAAAAGGTGCAAGGAGAATTGCAATCTTATTTAGCAAACATTGGAGTACTAGAGGTTCAAAAAGCAAAAGCTATCTATCACGTTAACCTTCTTGAAAAAGAAATGGACGAGACTAAAAAAGATATTGAGGCTAAGTACGGACCAATTAATATTAACCTTGTAGATGGAACTTTTGAAGAAATTGTACCGGAAGCTGTTGTAGAGTAATATTATGGATAGTATTATAAGAAAGATTAGTATCGGGGCTGACTATAAAAACGAAGCAATGCATTACTCTGTTAAACAGACAGTTTACGGCGGTCACGAGATCTCTCACATACTATTTGAAGAGTCTGATAATTCTTATAATATATTTATAAAAAAAGTAGACGAGATAATGCCATGGAAGAAATTTAATTCAAACATGGCAATATCCGTTGAATATGACTTAGAATATTAATGCGGAGTGTATATGACTTTATCATAAAGCCGGTAGGCAAAAGGTATGATAACGAGGTAAAGGTTGGAGAGCATACCCTTATAACAAATAGCTCTATAGAAAGCTTTAAGCATGTTAACAATATCGCCGAGGTAGTTGAAACACCAGTTGCATTCGCAACCCCTATAAGAAAAGGTGATTTAATTATTGTACACCACAATGTGTTCAGGGTATTTTACGACATGAAAGGAATCAAAAAGAACAGTAGGTCTTTCTTAAAAGACGACTTATTTTTTTGTGCGGTTGATCAAGTGTACTTATATAAAAGAACGGATACTTGGAAATCATTCGGAGATAGATGCTTTGTTGCACCTGTTAAGAATAAAGACCTTTTAAGCACAGATAAAGTAGCTGATCTTATTGGTATACTTAAAATAGGTAATAGCTCCTTAGAGGAGTCTGGAATCAATCCAGGAGACATAGTTGGGTTCACACCAAATAGCGAATGGGAATTTGTTGTAGACAATCAGATTATGTATTGTATGAAATCAAATGATATTGTTATAAAGTATGGACTCAATAGAAACGAAGAAGAATATAATAGCCGCTGGGCGACTAGCGATTGAAGAATTAGTAAAGGTAGCAAAAGAAAAGATCGTTGACTCAGAAGAGGATATTTCAGCTGACAGACTTAAAAATGCTGCCGCTACTAAAAAGTTATGTATATTTGATGCCTTTGAAATTCTTACAAGAATTCAAGAGGAGGAAAGCATGATAAACGAATCGTCAAGCGCTTCAACTAAACCCGCTTTTAAAGGGTTTGCAGAATCGAGATCTAAATAATGGCATATCAACAGGAATTATACCGGATAGCCAAAGACTACGTTAAGCCGCAAGCAATTAAGAAAAAGAATCGCTACGCTAAATGGGAGTATGGTTACGACAAAGAATACGATCTTGTTGTAATAAGTAGAACAGGCAAGATAGGAGATATATATGTTATTGGTGATTTACATATCGCATTACCTTTGCTAGAGGATAAACTCAGTAAGGGAATTAATAAGTGGGCACCAAAAGAATACCCAAAAGAATTAAGTAAAATTAAAAGCGAAGCGGATTGGGAAAAGTATCCGACTGCATTTAAAGAGAAGTGGTATGGATATATTGACACAGAGTTTAACAGGCGTGAAGAAGGTTTTTGGTTTATTAACAAAGACCAGCCTACTTACATTACTGGTACTCATTACATGTACCTGCAGTGGTCCAAGATTGACGTTGGGCACCCAGACTTTAGAGAATCAAACAGGTTGTTCTATCTTTTTTGGGAAGCTTGCAAAGCAGACAGACGAAGCTATGGCATGTGCTACCTTAAGAACAGAAGATCGGGCTTTTCTTTCATGGCCTCAGGAGAGACCGTTAACCAAGGCACAATATCTACGGATGCTAGATTTGGCATACTGTCCAAGTCTGGACCCGATGCAAAGAAGATGTTTACAGACAAAGTTGTCCCGATATCGGTTAACTATCCATTCTTCTTTAAACCAATACAGGACGGAATGGACCGACCGAAAACAGAGCTTGCGTACAGAGTACCAGCCTCAAAGCTTACAAGGAGGAAACTCGATTCAAACGAGAAACTCCAGGAAATTACAGGTCTCGACACAACGATCGACTGGAAAAACACCGGGGATAACTCTTACGATGGAGAAAAACTAAAGCTATTAATACACGACGAAAGCGGTAAGTGGGAAAGGCCTACTAACATACTTAATAACTGGCGAGTTACAAAAACTTGTTTAAGATTAGGTAGTCGCATTATTGGTAAGTGTATGATGG